ATGGCGCTGTCTGATGCGTGGTTGCGTTCAGTCGTTGGAAAGGAACGTGATAAGGTTTTGGTTAAATCCGATCGTGATGGTCTGTCTGTCAGAGTATCACCGAAAGGTCGCGTAGTGTTCCAATATCGTTATCAATGGGCAGGGAAAGGTGAGCGCCTTGATATCGGAACTTACCCGGCAACTGGATTAAAAGAGGCCAGAGAAGAAGTTATCCGTCTCCGTGGTGAACTCGAGTCAAACCGCAATCCACGATTAGTCAAGCAGGCTGAAAAACGAAAAGCTACTGAAGCCATGACGGTAGAGTCTGTGATCCGTGCCTGGTATGAAGCATATTGTGTAAAAAATAAAAAAGGTTCTGAACAGATACTCCGCTCGTTTGAGCTGCACCTGTTCTCTAAAATCGGGAATATCCCTCACGATGCAGCTACATTGCATGATTGGTTAGAAGTCCTGGAGCCTCTTAGCACCAAGACTCCAGCAATAGTAGACCGATTGCTAATTAACGCAAAGCAGGCCCATGTCTGGGCGTATAAGAGAAAGCTCATTGAAACTCGCCCACTGTCGGATATCACGGGTAAAGATATGGATATCCGTAAAGGTCAGAAAAAACGGTTTCTGACACATGATGAAATTAACATCCTTTATGCTGCGATCGATGGTTCTCGAATGGTTCCTAAATACCGAGCCTTCATTAAACTATTGCTGCATTTTGGTTGCCGTAGTTCAGAGCTAATTACTGCTAGGGTGGATGATTTTGATTTCATAAATAAGGTATGGACTGTACCACCAGAACGACATAAGACTGGGGACATAACAGGCGAACCGCTAAAGCGGCCCATTATTGAACCGGTTGAAGAGCTTATAAAATACGTTATCTCTATGAACAACGGTTCCGATATGCTTTTTACTAAGGAAGGAAGCAGGGAGCCAGTTGGTCGGACATCATTGCAGTCGCTGCCTTACAATTTAATGCAGTTCGCATGGCGACGTTTGGGGTATCAATTTCCTCATTGGTCTCTTCATGATTTGAGACGAACAGCACGAACAAACTTTTCTGATCTTACTGCTCCTCATATTGCTGAAATAATGCTCGGTCATAAACTGCCAGGTGTATGGCAAGTTTATGATAAGAGCGATTATCTAGAAGAACAGCGTAAAGCTTACTGGGCATGGTGGGAGAGGGTTGAATCGATCGTTACTTGTACTGACTTAATCTCCAACGGACAGTTTGCGTAGCCAGAGCGTAATCATATCTGCCAGTCCGCTGCGGATACCTTGTGTACTGGGTTTTTAGCCAGACTACGTTAACCGGTAGCTTCAGTATTTGGGGTGTCGGCAGGAGTTTGATGGTTTATTGGGTTACTGTGGGACTAAGGATGTAGGGATGCCAATCAATGAATTATGAAAAATATCATAGCACAAACAGAAGCAAGGGTTTGCGAACCTTCTGCTACTTAATTTATTATGTGCAGGTGATTTTTAATGTGATGAAGTGTTTTATGACTCGCGGAAACTTTGATTTTATAAACTCTAACGTGGTTTTCTCAGAAGCCGATAAGTCATTGTGGATTGATCTCATTAACACCGATTGTATTTGGTATGATATGATAATTAATCCTCCTGATGATATAAGAACAAATAAGATAATAAAGAACTATCTCAGAATTATGGAAAAATATACGAGGGAAAGCTGTGAAAAGAGATTTATTTATTTCTTAGGTTCAAGAAAAAAAGTAAGGTTTTCAACCAAGAAACAGCCTAGGTATAACCCATTCACAAAAAATATAGTATTCACTCTGTTGATTGGCAAAGAAGAGCGAAAGCTTCGGATAAAATATTCCTTTTGCACGTTTACGCAGAATGGGGTAGTGAAGGTAACTCCAAATGTTAGAGTAACTGAGAAGTTTCTCTACATTGAATATGAAAATGGCAATTTATGTGTGATGTCAGTTCATGACTTCGTAAACGGACATTATATTGATTTAGGAATTCATACAGAAGTGCATTACGTAGGATATACACGTCATCCGCATCGGCGCCCTGTTGATTTTATTCACCGTGGCTTATCAAAGATGCTGTATAGCGTTTCAAATGACGATAATGATTTTTTTGTTTGTTTTAGTATATTTAATCCAAGGATTATATCGCTGAATAATAAATGTAATGTGGTCTTTAATATTTCAAATTCTCTACTGGATGAAATTGATGTTGATAATGAGGGGAGAATTATTGAAAACTGCTTAATACGTTACTTTGATCCTAAGCTTCAAGATGATGACAAGGAAAGTAAAAGGTCAGATTTAAATAAAATGTTTATGGACCTGGTGGAAAATAAAAAATTAAAAAATATACGTTAATTTTCAATATGAAAGGAATAATGAGTATTTCTGCTTTTACTCTAAAGTTGTTCCGCCGAAATTTCATCATTTCTTTGTGTTGGATTTTTCTGATGGCAAGATAAATATTGATAGAGACCAGGATATGATGACTCAGATGGCATTGTGTATGGGGTATTATAATTATTAATATTTCGCTTGATACCAACTCAAAATCTTTTTTGTCGCATCCATTGTGGATTAATATTCAGAGGTAAGGGGTATCTGCGGAATTTATATTTTGCAGGATGAGCATACAATACATGATATAACATCTGTTTTTGGCACAGAGCATATAGTCAGATTATGTTTAGTTCTGTGCCATAGATGGATACTATCTCACCTCTTGGCTAACTCTCATTACTCAATAACTCCAGCAAATCTGTATATTTTGCGTGATGCCCATTTATTTGGGCAGGATTTGATATCAGGATCTGGAAAATCAGGCCTGTATTTCTGGCCAGTTCTCCTGTTTACGCTGTTCCAGCGAAGCACCGTCGATACTGAAACGCCACAGAATTCGGCGACTTGTTTTGTTGTCATTAAGTTGTTCATTACTTCACCTCCTGCGGCGGTTCCGGTAGCGGCATCCAGTGGGTTACTTTCGATGCCGGTTTTTCCCCATCGTCAGTAATTGCCCACCATTTGTTTCTCGACCAATCGTAATACCCTTCGAAGGTATCGCACTCAGTCCAGCCGTAAGACTTCCCCCAACACCAAACATACTGTTTATCGTTCGGCATTCGCTCACTACAGCTTATCCAACCATCCGGAGTTACCGGAGAGTTGCCCGACAGCTCGTTCAACTTGTAAGTCTGGCTTACAGGTTCGGCACTATGAAGCATGGCGGCGCGGCAGGCGTTCCAGCCTTCATCAAAACCGACTATGCCATTATTTAAAGATGGACGAACATCTGGCACCACCGGCACTGGCTTGGCTATATATAGCGGCTGAACATACCAGCCCTTTGATAACCAGCTGTCAGCAATGTTTTTACTCCGTGTTATTGCCGGAATACCTAAGCCATTGTCTGAATGCAGCCATGCCACCGGTTCTGCTTCCAGCGATACCAAAGCAATTTCATAAGCACGGCGCTCAATATTGTCTCGCACATCCAGACTGCCTATGCGCTCTTTGATTTCTTTAATCAGTTCTTTGTCGGTAAATGTGGTCATTATGCCCCTGCCTCCGGTGCCTTTGGTATTACTGCCCAGTGAGTGATATTGACGTTTTCAAGATCCCCGACCTGAAATGTCCACTGCCATTCTCCGGTTTCCTTTTGTCCCCAGGTGTACCAGAGAGAACGCCAGCCAATCAGCCAGCCTTCTCCGTTAGCATCAAATAACAGAACACTTTCATTTGCAGGTGGCAATTCAGCTGACACTGGTATTATTTTGTTTTCCAGTGCCGCACATTTAGCTTCAAGCGCGTCGAATTTACGTACCAGGTACTCAGCATTTGTTTCGTTCACTTTCAGATCTCGCGGTACACATTTCCCGCGAAGAAACCCTTCCATTTCGAAAACATTCATGCGCATTTGCGTAACTCCGATAACTCGTTAAAACGTTCCATAAACATCCCGTAGGCATGACCTGGCGACAGTGGAATAACTTTGAACATCTCTGTTGCCGGGATACCTTCCAATACAGGCCAGAAAGAGCCATCATCAAGTCCGAGATCGCGGCGTTCGGTTGCCAGCATAATGAGATCGGCATATTTCACTGGCGTGCTCATAACAGGAGGTAACCCGTATTTCTCACGGATTACGGCGTCTATTTTTTCTTCCATCCGTTTATAGTCAGGAAGAAGGCGTTTCAGTGGCGCGGGGATGTCCTGGCAATACGCTTCTGTTGCATCATGCATTAACGCTTCAAAAGCAAATTCCTGCGGCACCAGCTGGCTGCAAAGCACCGCATGTTGGGCGACGCTGTAGAAGTGTGAAAGATGACCGGCAAAGCGACAGATATTTGAAAGGGAAACCGCGATATCGTTAATATCGATGTTGTCTTTATTTATCCTGTCATAATAAAAATGCTTCCCGGAAAAAGTTTTAATAAATGACATTTTGTTCTCCACGTTATATGCGCTGCACCGCGCTGAATTCGGGTAAAAGGAAGCCCTCACCATCCGGCGATTATTGAGTTAATTACGTTTCCATAAATGCCCCCGAAGGGGCATTTGCAGTAATGAAATCAGGCGGTGAAAGTACCAATAAAGGTTTCTACTTTGCTGTCTTTGAATTTCTCAACAAGCAGATCACGAAATTCGTTAGCCATATCTTCCTGCACCGCTTCCAGCTGAATAATGCGCAGAACCAGTACAGGACGATCGCCAGTGATAATGCTGAGGCGTAATTTAAACGGACGTTCTTTCAGACCTTCAAACGGAACGCATTTAAATTCAAATGCCACTGGCATAATGTCTTTGGTCTTCGCTTCGACAGATTCCATCAGGGAGCGTTTACCGCTGAAGTCATTATCTTCAAAATCAGCGGTCTGGTTTGCTTCAATCGTGATTTTACGGACTGCCGCAGCAGCTTTTGTTGCCTGAATGGCGTCACCATTAGCATCAAAGCCCACAAGGTAGTCGGCCCAGTCTTCAATCCATTCTGCCAGTGATTTCTGGGAGTTACGCTCGCCGTTAACAGACAACAGGGCAGAGAACGGTGCTGTCTTTTTCAGTTTGAGAGTGGCGGTGTTATCTGCGTGACCTGGTTCATCAATAGTACCCAGGTTAAGCACACTGACGGCTCGCATATTATCGGCATCGATAAAGCAGCGGGTGCCTTCATCTGCAAGATCTTTAGAATAACGGGTAAAGTCATCGATGCTGGCAGTGGAAAGCGCACCACGGAAACGGAAGCGATTTAAATTAAATTTTTCCAGATCATGAATGCGGAAATTCTCAGGCAATGCCACAGCATCGGCACCAATCTTACTGATAATTTCATTAACCCCCTGAGCAGAAATAAGGGCATGGATTTGATCAATTGCGGTTGCGTCTAAGTTCTGAGACATAATAAGTCCTCACTATATAAAGATAATTCAGTGATGAGATAAATAATCGGTTAATTAAGAACGATATTAATGACCTGCTGCGCGAAGTTTTCCGTCAGGTTCACCGGCAAGAGTCAGTAATTGTCCCTGGTCTTCCTGCAGAATAGTCAGGCGACCACCGCGATTGACATACATCAGCGTTTCGGTGGTGTCTTCTTCGGAAATTTTCCCGCGGTTAGTCGGGCGAACATATGAGAGTTTATGTTTGATTTTCACACGGTTCTCATCAAATGGTTCGATTTCCAGGTTGAGCGAGACCTTACCTTTGTTCTTCGTGTTCATCGCACCGGAAGCGACTTCACTGAGAACTGCGCCGTATTTGGCTTCAAATACGCCGCCGTCCAGCTCCCCGATAAATGCCTGCACATCAGTACTGCGTTCGCTAGCCATTTTGCTGCTCCTCATCATATCGACCCTGCAAGGCCGGTTGGTTTCTCCACAAAACAGAGAAGAACACCTGCGGTGGCAGCCGCCCGGGTGGATTGGGTTATGAGCCCGTCGTCCGGTGATGCTCTTCTCTGTTTTGTAAAAAGGACGGTACCAGCCGGAAGCAAGGGTACAAACTGGTACCGCCAAAGCAGTGGCTGTTGTGGTGGGGTTGTCACTCAGGCGTATGGTCAACCTGACAATCCGGTGTCCTCAACGGGGAAAGAGTAACCCCGCTATACTTACCGCCGCGCCATTTCGCGGATTACCACAACGCTGAGAGCACTTAGCCAGTTACGGCACCACACTTTGTCGCGGTTCCATAAATGCCCTCATCGTTGCACCCTGGTCTCTTCCCAGGCGTCAAACCGAATCGCCACGCTGGTTAGGCGTCTTATCAGCATCATCATTGACTTGCACATTCCGGTTACCTGGTTTGTTTGCCCGAGCAAGGAGTGGATTGTCCCCTTTAACGTCCCCAGACCGCTAACGACGCATGTGCCATACGCCGTGTTACAACCAAATTTTGTTAGTACCTTGTTTGTTGGTCTGGAAAGAAAGATAAAATGAAGTTGCGCATTGTGCAAGTGTTTTTGTTGCGAGATATGCAATTTAATGGGTAATGAAAAGCCACCTTCGGGTGGCTAATTGATGAGGAGGTAAGGGTTAATTGTGTCGCTTAAGGGTTTGTGACTGGCTGATTAAGACCTTTCCAAAGACCATAAACCGGTGTTCATTTTCGCTGGTAATTCCCCATTCACGGTAAATCTGGTTATCAGAAATCACCAGTAGTTTGTCAGGTATCATTTGCAGTCGTTTGACATAAATTTTATCATCAAAACCAAATACATAGATACCATCTCCATCAAACTGATTGATACTGACATCAACGAAGATGAGATCTCCTGGTTCAATGGTTGGACACATACTGTCCCCACGAACGTTGATAACTTTAATGTGATTGGCTGGCCGTCCGCCAAACATCGATACAGCATTATCAGTTCTGTATTCAATGGCATGAATCACATCAATGACATCACCGCCCTGGATAAGGCCATTTCCCGCACTGGCACTGACATCCAGCATTTCAATACGGAATACATCCTTCACCTGCGCAACATCCTCACTAATACTGTTTTTACATACAGTATTACTTTTGAAGTCTGAGGTAAAGAGATCAGCAATATCAACACCTAAGCTCCTGGCAATATTACTCAGGGCTTGTTCAGTGAATTGTTTCTGCTTACCTGTTTCCAGGCGTGAGATATTCGCCGCATCCACTCCTATTGCTTCAGCGAGATCGGCGATTTTCATGTTCTTCGCCTGGCGAAGTTGTCTGACTCGGTTTCCTATGTTCATGCGTTTATTACATTTCTTTATTGCGCGTTAAGCAAATCAACTTGCGCAAAATATTTGCGTGAAATAATATGCTCATCACGCAATATGTGGAGGTCATATGCAATCACCATTACGGAATGTGCGTAAGGCGCACGGATTTACTTTGCAGCATGTTGCTGCTGGCGTTCAGGTCAATCCAGCGACGCTGAGTCGTATTGAAAGATTGGAACAAATTCCATCTATCGATCTTGCAGAACGTCTGGCCAATTTTTTTAAGGGTGAAATCAGCGAAATGCAGATTCTTTATCCGGCACGTTTTCAATCTAGCCAAAATCAGAATGGGTTTAAACCACAGGAACAGGAGGTAAGCTGTGGGTAATCATCACTGGAAAGTGGAAAAACAGCCTGAGTGGTACGTGAAAGCTGTCAGAAAAACTATCGCGGCGTTGCCGGGGGGCTACGCTGAAGCTGCTGAGTGGCTGGATGTAACAGAGAACGCTTTATTCAACCGCCTTCGTGCAGATGGCGATCAGATTTTCCCGCTGGGATGGGCAATGATTTTACAGCGTGCTGCTGGCACTCACTACATTGCGGATGCTGTCGCACAGTCTGCTGGTGGGGTGTTTGTATCACTTCCAGAAATTGAGGAAGTAGAGAACGCTGATATCAACCAACGTCTACTGGAAGTTATTGAACAGATCGGGAGTTACTCAAAGCAGATTCGTTCGGCAATCGAAGACGGGGTAGTGGAGCCACATGAGCAGACAGCAATTAATGATGAGTTGTATCTGTCGATTTCGAAGCTCCAGGAACATGCGGCACTGGTCTACAAAATTTTCTGCGTTCCAGAAAAGAGTGACGCCCGCGAGTGTGCAGCTCCGGGCGTCGTGGCGTTTTGTGTCTGTGGAGAAACTAACGCATGAACAGTTTAACGGCAAATAACCGTTGGTCGCAACAGCTGGTGGTCCGCGTGGCTGAACACCTGTTGTTACGGCATGAATGCAGATTACCAAATCACCTGGCTGTAAGTAACCACAGAGAACTTTACCTGACTGTGGGGGGCGAGTTGTGCAGGAACTTAACCGCTGGTTTCGTGACGGAAGAGGACTTTATGTTCATGTTATTCGTTGGGAACCAGAAACACAGCGCGTTATCTATTTTCGCAAAGACTACCCGCATGAGTGCTTTAGTCCTTTGTGGAAATTCAGGCGTGATTTTGTTGAGTGTGAAGGACCACCAGCACATTGATTCTGCCATTCCGGGACGTTACACTGTTCAGGCACCTTATAAAACGGGTGCCGGGATTGGCGTCCTGAAATTGATTACTGAGCATAACCGCGCTCATGCGGTTTTTTCGTGTCATGAGCATTGCTACGCCCAAATTATGGTGGGGCGTACAGGGCCGACTTCGGTCGGGCCGGGTTCGGTAGTCTCCGGTAACGCCAACCCTGTACGTCTCACCACCTCTGTGATTGGCGTCCCATGTGGTGAGTTTTCTAAAAAACTGACTACCGGGGCTGTCACCATGACTACTCTCCCAACCCTCTCTCAACCTGAAATTGCCATCGTTGATGGTCAGGCTGTTACATCTTCTTTGGCTGTTGCTGACTTCTTCTCTAAACGTCATGACGATGTTCTGAAAAAGATCCGCATTTTGGATTGTTCTCCAGAGTTTTGTGCCCGCAATTTTGCGGAGACATCAATTTTGGTACGCCAGCCCAACGGCGGTACTCGCAAACTTCCTTGCTATCAAATAACCCGCGACGGCTTTGCGTTTCTTGCTATGGGTTTCACGGGGAAACGTGCTGCCCAGTTCAAAGAGGCATACATCAATGCCTTTAACCAGATGGAGAAACAGCTTTCAAAGCCCGCTGTACCGAGCGACGTTGCACATAACGCCAGCGTTCTCTGTTCCTACATTTCATCAATTCATCAGGTCTGGCTGCAGCAGCTTTATCCTATGTTGGCAAAAGCCGAATCTCCGCTGGCTGTTAGCTTATATGACTATATTAATGATGCTTCGGCACTGGCCTGCCTCATAAATTTGTCGCTGAACCCTTCAGAGGTAAGGGGGCGCAAATGATCCGGAATATTTTCAAACGTTTTACCAATCAGACTTTCCGTTGTCCTCGTCCGGGTCAGTGGTACACCACGCCTGCAGGGCATGTTCTACGTGTTAGCCTGGTTGACCGTGAATGTCAGAAGGTGATTTGTGAACCGCTGGGCCGTAATTACCGCATCAGTATGCCGCTTATAGCCTTTCGCTCCGGAAAAAACATGAAGCATCTCGGAGGTGCAGCATGAGTATGGAGCTGATGGTTAAAGCGATGAAAATTCGAGTGGGTAATCCATTGCGAAAACTGGTTCTGATCAAGCTGGCTGATAATGCCAGCGATCAGGGTGAGTGCTGGCCCAGCTACCAGCATATTGCTGACCAGTGCGAGATTAGCAAACGTTCTGTGATGAATCATATTGCGGCCCTTTGTGAGTCCGGGCTGGTAAAAAAAGTCACCCGGAAAGGTGAAAAAGGTAACTCAAGTAATATCTATCTCCTTCATCTGGATGGTGCAGGAGATTCACTAGGGGGTAGTGCAAATAATTCACTATCTGGTGCAGCAAATTCACCATGTAGTGCAGGAGTTGCACCAGGGGGTAGTGCAGGAGATTCACCCAGAACCAGTCACTCTTTTGAACCAGTCAAAGAACCAGTCAATGAACCAATAGCTGTTGGTGCATCTGCTGATGAGTCTGTGCGAGTTCGTTCAAACCGACCGGAATACTCTCCGGAGTTTGAGCAGGCATGGCTGGCATATCCCAAACGTGCTGGTGGCAATTCAAAATCTGCAGCCTTCAAAGCCTGGAAAGCCCGTTTGAATGAGGGGGTAAACCCCGAAACCATGCTGGAAGGTGTGAAACGCTACGCGGGCTGGGTATCTGCGATGGGTAACAGCGGCACACAATTTGTGAAACAGGCTGTCACGTTCTTTGGTCCGGATCGTCATTTCGAAGAACCCTGGGAAGTTCCTGCGGTATCTGCAGCCAGACGTGAGGACCCGTACTTCAAAGCCAGTTACGACAACGTGGACTACAGCCAGATCCCGGCAGGATTCAGGGGGTGATCATGAGTCTTTTGAATGAAGTTCAGAAATTCATTGAAGCCCATCCGGGGTGTACTTCCGGAGACATTGCGGATGCTTTTGCAGGTTACTCACGGCAGCGCGTTCTGCAGTCAGCAAGCAAGTTACGTCAGAGTGGGCGTGTGGCTCACCGTTGTGAAGGAGATACACGCAGACATTTCCCACGCCTGACTGAGAGAGCGCAGGAGCCGGAACCACAACCAGTTCGTGAAACCAAACCTGTGCGCAATTTCTATGTCGGCACTAACGATCCCCGGGTGATTTTGTGCCTGACCCGCCAGGCTGAAGAGCTGGAGTCCAGGGGTTTATACCGTCGTGCTGCAACGGTGTGGATGGCGGCATTCCGAGAAAGCCACTCCCAGCCAGAACGAAACAATTTTCTGGCGCGTCGTGAGCAGTGCTTACGGAAAAGCAGCAAGCGAGCTGTATCGGGTGATGAGTGGTATCTGTCAAGGAATTACGTGGGGGCTTAATGAGTAATAAATATTGCCAGGAGCTGGTGGAACTGCGGAACAAACCAGCCCATGAACTGAAGGAAGTGGGTGATCAGTGGCGCACGCCGGACAACATTTTCTGGGGAATTAACACCCTGTTTGGCCCGTTTGTTCTGGATCTGTTCACTGACGGTGATAACGCCAAATGTGCCGCGTATTACACGGCAGAAGACAACGCGCTGGCGCGTGACTGGTCAGAACGCCTTGCGGAGCTTAAAGGTGCTGCCTTTGGTAATCCTCCATACAGCCGCGCCAGTCAGCATGAGGGGCAATACATCACCGGCATGCGTTACATCATGAAACATGCCAGTGCCATGCGTGATAAGGGCGGGCGCTATGTTTTCCTGATCAAAGCGGCCACCAGCGAAGTGTGGTGGCCGGAAGATGCAGATCATATTGCTTTTATTCGCGGGCGTATTGGTTTTGAACTGCCTGCCTGGTTTATACCGAAGGACGAGAAGCAGGTGCCGACAGGCGCTTTCTTCGCTGGTGCTATTGCTGTTTTCGACAAGACCTGGAAGGGACCGGCAATCAGCTACATCGGGCGTGATGAACTTGAGGCATGTGGTGAGGCGTTTCTGGCGCAGGTTCGCCAGCAGGCGGAAAAACTGGTCAGGGAGATGGCGGCATGACGACGTTAACTCAATGCCAGCAGCAGGTGCTGGATATGCTGATTTCTTACCAGAAAGAACGTGGCTTCCCGCCAACCAATCAGGAGGTGGCAACCATACTGGGATACCGTTCAGTGAATGCAGCGGTGGAACATCTTCGCGCACTGGAGAAAAAAGGCGTCATCACGATAAAGCGTGGCGTGGCCCGGGGTATCACTCTTCATACCGCGGTGAAGGACGACGACAGCGAGGCGGTCGGGATTATCCGCTCACTGCTTGCCGGTGAGGAAAACGCCAGGCTGCGTGCAACCCACTGGTTACATGAGAGAGGCCTGAAAGTATGAAGCTGATCCTGCCTTTCCCGCCCAGCGTGAACACGTACTGGCGACACCCCAACAAAGGGGCATTTGCTGGTAAGAGCCTGATAAGCGCGGCGGGGCGAAAATTTCAGAGCGCGGCGTGCGCAGCAATAGTTGAGCAGTTACGTCGTCTGCCGAAACCAACGTCGGCACCTGCTTCAGTGGAGATCGTGTTGTTTCCTCCGGATAACCGGATCCGCGATCTGGACAACTATAACAAGGCGCTGTTTGACGCCCTGACCCACGCGGGGGTGTGGGAAGACGACAGTCAGGTGAAAAGAATGCTGGTGGAGTGGGGACCGGTTATCCCGGAGGGGAAGGTCGAGATCACTATCAGTAAGTACGAAAAAGCGAGTTGCAAATTAGCAACTCGGTAACGGAATTGAGCAACACCCTAAATTTGGGTATTACCTCGTTAAAGATACTGTATTTATGAACAGTGTATCCTTGATAACTATTAAAAATCGCAGTAAGTTCATCCTGCATCAACGAAAAGGGAGTGCAGTCCCGCTCGTGGATAAAAATTTGTGGAGAAACCAATGAATCAGTTGCTTGTAATTGATGGCGTTTCTGTGCGCCAGTACTTCGAATCTAACTACTGTCTTAACGACCTTCAGAAAGCTGCTCTTCTTGCCGCTGGTGAGAATCGCTCCTCCCGTTCGCTGGAAGTTCACGAGTTTATGCGTCGTCCTGAAACGAAGGCTCTTGTGGAATTATTGGAAGAAGAAACTACGGGAGATTCCCGTAGTATTCCTGTCATCACCATTCAGGGGCGCAATGGTGGGACGTATGTCTGTAAAGAGCTGGTCTATGCATATGCAATGTGGATCAGCCCGGCATTCAGCTTAAAAGTGATACGTACTTTTGATGCGCTTCATAATTCATCACCAGAAGAAACCACATCCGACAAAATTAAATCCGGGGTCATTCTGCTTGAATCAGCAGCAAAGACTCTAAATCTGTCAAACTCCTCGAAACTTGGTGCATACCAGAAATTATCAAAGGTAGCTGGTCTTCCTGAACTTATGCCGATCTATGCCATTGATGCACCTGCTGATGCGCCAGATGGTTCAAGCCGCCCTACGCTGTCGCTGAGTGCACTGCTGAAACAGTATGGTATCCGCCTTACGGCTAATCAGGCATATCACCAGATGGCGAAGCTGGGGATCGTTGAACAACGCGAACGATACAGCCGTACCGCGATTAACAACATCAAAAAATTCTGGTCGCTGACAGCGAAAGGTTGCATGTTCGGCAAGAACATCACCAGTCCCGCAAATCCGCGCGAGACGCAGCCGCATTTCTTCGAATCCCGATTCCCTGAGCTGTTAAAGCTGCTCGATACCGTTCATTGAGGTGACCGTGAGAGCACTACTGACCCCTGAAATTGCCCCGCGTATGGGGATCGTATTGTTCAGGCCAGGTTCAGAGCTGATGCCCCTGTTTATGCAGGGGCGTGTCCTGCTGGAGCCTGAGCCGGAACGTTATTCATCTTTCGCCAGTGGTGCCGTTCCGGCGGCATCACAACCGCTGGCGGATGATCCTGCCGTTCGGGCCGTGTTCCGCAATGAGGCAGTGATCCGTCGTGCTGGTGGCGTGGAATGTCTTGAAAGCTGGTTACTTCGTGAAAAAGGCTGCCAGTGGCCTCATTCCGACTGGCACAGCGAGAACATGACAACAATGCGACACGCGCCGGGCGCAATCCGTCTGTGCTGGCACTGCGATAACCAGCTGCGCGATCAGTTCACGGAACGGCTGGAATCAATGGCAACGGATAACTGTGCCCGCTGGGTGTTGTCTGTCGTGCGTCGGGATCTCGGTTTTGATGACAGTCACGTTGTGACAATGCCGGAACTGTGCTGGTGGCTGGTTCGTAATGATCTGGCGGATGCCTTACCGGAAAGTGCAGCCCGTAAGGCACTGAGATTACCGAAGCCTGTTGTGCCATCTGTCACCCGGGAAAGTGACCTTGTGCCTTCGGTTCCTGCCACCAGCATCATCCAGGATAAAGCGAAAAAGGTGCTGGCGCTGAAAGTGGATCCGGAGTCGCCGGAGTCTTTTATGTTACGCCCAAAACGTCGCCGCTGGGTTAATGAAAAGTACACGCGCTGGGTTAAGACGCAGCCGTGTGCATGTTGTGGAAAGCCTGCTGATGATCCCCACCATCTGATAGGCCACGGTCAGGGGGGAATGGGTAAAAAAGCGCATGATCTCTTTGTGTTGCCTTTGTGCAGAAAGCATCACGACGAGCTGCATGCGGATACCGTGGCATTTGAAGTGAAGTATGGCTCCCAGCTGGAGCTGATATTTCGTTTTATCGATCGTGCGCTGGCAACTGGTGTGCTGGCCTGATTTTGTGGAGAAAGTTGATGCGTGATATTCAAATGGTTCTTGAACGTTGGGGGGCATGGGTCGCAAATAATCATGAAGACGTGGAATGGTCAGGCATTGCCGCCGGATTTAAGGGGCTGATACCGTCAAAAGTAAAATCGCGATCGCAGTGTTCCGATGATGACGCGATGATTATATGTGGTTGTATGGCTCGCCTGAAAAAGAACAACGCCGATATGCATGACATGCTGGTTGATTACTACGTATATGGGATTACGTTCATGAAGTTAGCAAGGAAACATGGATGTTCGGATACTTGCGTTGGTAAGCGCCTGCAGAAAGCGGAAGGAGTTATCGATGGCATGTTGATGATGCTGGATGTTCGCCTTGAGATGGATCGATATGTGAGCACAAATTATTCGATACGTCGTAAAACTGCGTCCTCCAGGGCAGGGATATAAGGCGTACAAAATAAAAAATGGGCGCAAAGCGCCCAAGCATAAAAACCAAAAAGGTTAATAAATAACAGAAAGTTCGTTGGAAAAGTTAAGTACTGTCCAACGTTTTGCAGTGGCATGAGGGCACCACTTTATATGCCAGAAAAGTTCTCACTCCCCCGGCATATTCTTACAGAACAAATCAGAACTGATAAACCAGACCAACAGCGACAATATCGTCGGTTGATACTCCTGTTCTTTCAGTGAATTTATTTTTATCGAGCATATTGATTTTGTAATCTATGTATGTAGACATATTTTTGTTGAAGTAATAAGAAGCCCCGACTTCAACGAATTTTTCAATATATCCGTCATCATGTTTTTTACTAATATCAGTACTGGATGAAAGGTTTTTTGCTTTAGAGTGGGTATAAGCAAGAGACGGGCGTAATCCAAAGTCGAACTGGTATTGTGCCACAACAGTGAAATCTTCGGTTTTATTCGCCACTCCTGAAATATTATCACCATACGATATTGCACGGGTATTATTTGTTTCACCATAACTGGCAGCCAGGTACAGATTATTTGCGTCATATTTTACCCCGGTGGCCCACTGTTCAGCTTTTTTCCCTTTACCAAGCTCAGCCTTTTTCTGATTTTTAGTACGATCAGCAGCGCCGTATGCTGCGACAAAACCAAATCCTTCATATTCATAGCTGACAGAGCCACCTACACCCTCTCCGTTTGAAGTATCTGGTTTATCCTTGCGTTCATTTTTTCCCAGATACTGAATTGCAAAGCTAAGCCCATCGACCAGTCCAAAAAAGTCAGTGTTGCGGTATGTGGCAACACCGCCTACACGACCAACGAAGAAGTTATCGTCTTGCGCTGCGGTAGGTCCAAACTCCGGGAAGACGTCAGTGTAGCTTAATGCGTCGTACACCACGCCGTAGTTACGACCATAATCAAGAGAGCCAGCATCTGCAAGCTTCAGACCAGCGTATGCCAGGCGAGTCTTGTTTCCAGTTTGAGCTCCATCCCCTTCAGGGTTGTTCCCCTGGAAATTATATTCCCACTGACCAAAACCAGTAATATAATTATTTATTTGGGTTTCACCTCTGAATCCAAGGCGTGCGTAAGTCTGATCTCCGTTTTGGTCCTTATCAGAAGAAAAATAATGTAAACCAACTGCTTTACCGTATAAATCCACTTTGTTTGCATCTTTATTGTATATTTCTGCTGCATTTGAAGACGTTGCCAGAAATACTGATGCTGCTACAGCAGAAAGTGCCACTGTTAAATTTTTCATTTTTTATCCTCTGGTGGGAGTTAATTGGACGACAAAATGCTATCAGGATGAAAATTTAATTTCTGTGTATAATGTATACAAGGAAAATTAAGGAGTCCGATTCTTTATATGTGACCACTATCACAAAATAAGAAGTCATGCAAACTAATAAATAGATGGCTATCTTTCACTCAGAAAATTAAGATCAATCTTTTTTATTAGAAGTGCTAAATATATTTAATTATTTGGGTTTATGAGTTATTTATATAACCTTAATAAAGACATTACTTTTGAAGAAAAATACGTGCATAGATGAATGCATAATCTTTAATTGTATCTTGCCAAACGTCGCAACAATCCAGAGATTGTCTGTGGGGTGAATCATGCAGCATGCAGGGTATGAACAAACACTTTACGATCGTAAAAGTATGCATATCATGGTAAGAGTGGTTCCTACGCCACACAACTTAAACCCGCCGCCGTGCGGTTTTTTTTGTCTGCACAACAGGTAAGAGCACTGAACCCGCAGACCTCGCGGAACTGGTGAAAGGTGCCGCGCAGTGCTCTTATCGTTGTGGTGAATGCTCAGGCTGATGCGCGAAAGACATTGCAGCTATTGCGGAAAAGATCTGTCCGGCGGGGCAATTAAACGCCCGTGAGAGTCTGAAATAACCGCAAGCCGGAGACCTGCGCCAGCCACCACAACCCAAACCGAGCCGTAGCCACTGGCTGTCGTGAATTCATCAGTGACAATTATGCTGCGGCCTTCTTTTTCCCCTTCCTAATACAAGAACTACGCAATCCGTTACTGGCGGAGGCGTTGCTATGAAATCCATGGATAAGTTAACAACGGGTGTTGCCTATGGCACCTCAGCAGGTAGTGCCGGGTACTGGTTTTTGCAGTGGATTGATCAGGTCAGTCCTTCACAGTGGGCTGCTATTGGTGTGCTGGGGAGTCTGGCACTGGGCTTTCTGACTTATCTGACGAATCTGTACTTCAAGATAAAAGAGGACCGTCGCAAGGCTGCACGGGGAGAGTAATTCAATGACTCAAAACTATGAACTGATTGTGAAAGGGATCCGCAATTTTGAGAATAAAGTTACGGTAACTGTAGCGTTACGGGACAAAAAACGCTTTGACGGTGAAATTTTTGACCTGGACATCTCGCTGGACCGTGTTGAAGGTGCCGCGCTGGAGTTTTATGAGGCAGCAGCCAGAAGGAGCATCAGACAGGTCTTCCTGGATGTTGCTGCCGGGTTATGTGAAGGGGATGAGCTGTCGCCGGAAAAGCGCCCCATAATTTTAGAGGCGCAGAATGTGTGGATAACCTACAAAGGAAAGCTACCGGGAAGAATTACTGGTTCTCTGAAGATGCCGCCGTCAACACTGCGGTCAGAAAAAGAGGCGTCTTGTCTGCAGTCTGAGTACTCCATTACGGTTAAAAGTGCCGGAGAGGAAGGAAATAAACGTTATTTTATTGCGTCTGCACCTGATAAAGATCAGGAATGGGAGTGTAACCGGCCATCCTTTGTTGTATACGGAGATGGCGGGAAAATAACCATCTCAGAAAATGGGAAATTAACACCGCCATCGCACCAGCATAGTGAGGCGCTCATTGAATTTGCCATTGATTACCTGAAGAACAATAAAAAGCAGGGGCTGATGAAGCGCATTGGTCGTTGCATGGGATATCTGCAGGTAGCAGCTGAGATTGAAATGATGGCCAGTGGTGCTGACAATGATGCAGTTGTGCTGGAGGCTCTTCTGCGTGATTTTGATAATACGCCCTTTAAGAAAGCACCTGTTGACTGGATGCAGCCGGGGATGACTTATCTGAAAGGGCGTATATAAGGTGGCTCGTTATCTGTTGCTGGATAATCGACTGAAGATGCGTTCTTTTTGTGTTTTTGCGTAATGATTGTCCCACTCACAATCAAGGTAGCTTAATTCTTCATTCAACCAGTTATTTATATTGGTCTTAATACGCATAAGCATGGGCTGTGTTAATGCTCTGGCGATAATGCCGAGAGTCACAGGTGTGAGATGTCCATACGGCTCAGCCTGAATGGATTTTACTGCATCGTGTTCTTGTGGGAGGAGTAAGAGGCACTCTGATTTTACCCGCTCATTTATGGCTTGCAGGCATAAATCATAATTATGTTGATCGTTATGCATGGTTAATCCTCTACTGAAATTGTCAGATATATTTCAGCCATCAGGAAAAACGCCAGTGTCCTACCGCTGGCGGGCTGAAGATTTAACATATCCAGGGATTCGGAACCGATAAATCCTGATAAATATCCATGAACACCAAAATCAAATATGGCCTGTCGGCTGCCGTTCTGGCGTTGATTGCCATCGGTGCGCCTGCGCCTGATATTCTCGACCAGTTTCTGGATGAAAAAGAAGGTAACCACACAACGGCATACCGCGATGGTTCCGGTATATGGACCATCTGTCGTGGTGCCACAATGGTGGATGGTAAGCCCGTCATACCGGGAATGAAGCTGTCGAAGGAAAAATGCGCTCAGGTTAATGCCATTGAGCGTGATAGGGCGCTGGCATGGGTGGAGCGCAATATTAAAGTACCACTGACCGAACCACAGAAAGCGGGTATAGCGTCATTTTGTCCCTATAACATTGGCCCCGGTAAGTGTTTCCCGTCGACGTTTTATAAGCGGCTGAATGCCGGTGATCGTAAGAGTGCATGCGAGGCGATTCGCTGGTGGATAAAAGATGGTGGGCGCGATTGCCGCATACGTTCAAATAACTGCTATGGGCAGGTTATTCGTCGTGACCAGGAAAGCGCATTAGCCTGTTGGGGGATAGATCAGTGAGCAGAGTCGCCGCGATTATTTATGCTCTGGTTATCTGCACTATCGTCTGCCTGTCGTGGGCGGTCAATCATTACCGTGATAACGCCATCGCCTACAAAGAACAGCGTGATAAAAAAGTCAGTGAGCTGAAGCAGGCGACCGCCACCATTACTGACATGCAGCAACGCCAGCGTGCTGCTGATGTACTCGATGCTAAATACACGAAGGAGTTGGCTGATGCGAAAGCTGAAAATGATGCTCTTCGGCGCAAGCTTGATAATGGTGGTCGGGTGCTCGTCAAAGGAAAATGCCCTGTGCCATCCTCAGCCGAAACCTCCAGCGCCTCCGGCATGGGCAATGATGCCACCGTCGAACTCTCTCCAGTTGCTGGACGAAACGTTCTCGGTATCCGGGACGGAATCATCAGAGACCAGACAGCACTGAGAACGCTTCAGGAATATATCAGGACGCAATGCCTTCGATGATAGCGATAATTTTACTCATCATCCTTCACATCTGGCTCTGTAGACAGGGTGGTGATCACTTCTGGAGTGAATCCAGATTAAACATCTCATTGCTGATGCTTGAAGTTGAGCATCTGGCGCGCGGTAAGGGGCTGCGTTGAAATAAGAGCCAGTCATTAAAAATACCTGGATTTAGCCTCGCATTCGCGGGGCTTTTTATTGCCATTACAAAAGCCACTCCCTACAGAGTGGCTTTGATAATGGCTTATGCCCTGTACGGGATAACTTAACTGATATCCCTTTTAACGGATAAAGGTATTCAAGCCTGACACATCATGCGCTGTATCGTCGCTGTATTCCCGCATTAACCATGACCGTAGCCCGACGGGGAACTCCTTCTGCGCGAGTGTGCGGGAATAATCAAAAACGATGCACACCGGGTTTTACTGTGCTGACAGACGCAGGGTTACCCTCATAGTCGCTTTTCCGGTGCGATGGTGGAAGAAACCGGGATGTTTATTCATCATCTCTTTGGATTGATGTATATGCTCTCTTTTCTGACGTTAGTCTCCGACGGCAGGCTTCAATGACCCAGGCTGAGAAATTCCCGGACCCTTTTTGCTCAAGAGCGATGTTAATTTGTTCAATCATTTGGTTAGGAAAGCGGATGTTGCGGGTTGTTGTTCTGCGGGTTTTGTTCTTCGTTGACATGAGGTTGCCCCGTATTCTGTGTCGCTGATTTGTATTGTCTGAAGTTGTTTTTACGTTAAGTTGATGCAGATCAATTAATACGATACCTGCGTCATAATTTATTATTTGACGTGGTTTGATGGCGTAGATGCACGTTGTGACATGTAGATGATAATTATTATCATTTTGCGGGTCCTTTCCGGCATGTGGACCCGTTACGGGGCGGCGACCTCGCGGTTTTTCGCTATTTATGAAAATTTTCCGGGATCCATGTCCGGTTTCTCTGCAAGTTAACTATATGAAAAATATAAAAACATGCTTTCTGCGAACCGGACATGTGCAAAAAATGTACAAACAAACCGGACATATGCGTGCGTTTGCATAAAGTTGCTCGCAAGATGCATGTTTAAAACGCATGAGGGGAGATTTTTTGCGAGGTGAACAGTGGCTACGCAGACTGAAGTTGCCAGGCATTTGAGTCTGACCGATCGCCAGCTTCGCAGACTGCAGAAATTGCCGGGTGCCCCGATATCGAATAAGCGAGGGCAACTGGATCTGGATGCCTGGCGTGATTTTTACATATCGTATCTGAGAAGAAGTAAAAACGATGTGCCTGATGGCGATAGCGAAGACGACTATGAGGAGAAATTGCTTATTGCCAGATGGGAACTGACAGCAGAACAGGCTGTTACACAGCAGTTAAAAAATGAGGTGTCAAAAGGAAAACTTATTGACACCGGGTTCTGTATTTTTGCCCTCAGCAAGCTGGCAATGGCGTTATCCAGTACGCTTGATTCCATCCCTTTATCCATGCAACGACAGTTTCCTGATTTAACACCGCGCCATCTTGACCATCTGAAAACCCTTATTGCGAAGGGGGCAAATCAGTGTGCGCGGGCAGGGGATAAATTACCGGATTTACTCGATGAATATATCAGAGCAACAACTGAATAATATGATCAGTGCTGTCACAACAGCATTACAGCCCCTGATAAGGGCATTGCCGGTGACGCCAGTTGAATGGGCTGATCAAAATTATTATCTGCCTAAAGAATCTTCATATGGTGAGGGAGAATGGAAAACGCTGCCGTTCCAGATCGCCATCATGAACTGTATGGGCAACGATCTGATTCGCACTGTTAACCTGATTAAATCTGCCCGTATTGGTTATACAAAGATGTTGCTGGGGGTGGTCGGGTATTTTATTGAGCATAAATCCCGAAACAGTCTGCTTTTTCAGCCCACGGATTCTGCCGCTGAAGATTTTATGAAGTCTCACGTGGAGGCGACGATTCGGGATGTGCCATGTCTGAAAGACCTTTCTCCATGGCTGGGGCGTAAACATCGTGACAATACTCTCACGCTGAAACGCTTTTCATCGGGCGTCGGTTTCTGGTGCCTGGGTGGTGCGGCAGCAAAAAACTACCGTGAAAAATCCGTGGACGTGGTCTGCTATGACGAGCTTTCCTCGTTCGAACCGGATGTTGAAAAAGAGGGCTCGCCAACCCTGCTGGGGGATAAGCGTATTGAGGGCTCTGTATGGCCAAAATCCATTCGCGGCTCGACGCCTAAAATCAAAGGCTCCTGCCAGATCGAAAAAGCCGCTAACGAGTCGGCACATTTCATGCGTTTTTATGTGCCCTGCCCGCACTGTGGGGAGGAGCAGTATCTGAAATTTGGCGATGAATCCACGCCTTTTGGCCTTAAATGGGAGAAGGACAGCCCCGAAAGCGTTTTCTACCTTTGTGAGCATCATGGCTGTGTGATCCATCAGTCTGAGCTTGACCAGAGTAACGGGCGGTGGATCTGTGAAAACACGGGCATGTGGACCCGTGACGGCCTGATGTTTTTCAGCGCCCGGGGTGATGAAATTCCGCCGCCGCGCTCCATCACTTTCCATATCTGGACGGCGTACAGTCCGTTCACCACCTGGGTACAGATAGTCTATGACTGGCTGGATGCACTGAAAGATCCCAACGGCCTGAAAACCTTTGTGAACACCACGCTGGGCGAGACCTGGGAAGAGGCCGTGGGCGAAAAACTCGATCACCAGGTACTGATGGATAAGGTTGTGCGTTACACGGCGGCGGTGCCTGCCCGGGTGGTTTATCTGACGGCGGGCATTGACTCGCAGCGAAACCGTTTTGAGATGTATGTCTGGGGATGGGCTCCGGGAGAGGAAGCCTTTCTGGTGGATAAAATCATCATTATGGGACGTCCCGATGAGGAAGAGACGCTGTTACGTGTGGATGCGGCGATCAACAAAAAATACCGCCATGCAGACGGAACCGAAATGACCATTTCCCGTGTCTGCTGGGACATCGGGGGGATCGATGGCGAAATCGTTTATCAGAGGTCAAAAAAACACGGTGTTTTCCGGGTGCTGCCGGTAAAAGGCGCATCTGTCTATGGCAAGCCGGTGATCACCATGCCAAAAACCCGCAATCAGCGGGGCGTGTATCTGTGTGAAGTGGGCACGGACACCGCAAAAGAAATTCTCTATGCCCGTATGAAAGCCGCTCCCACGCCTGCGGATGAATCCACGTCGTATGCCATCCGTTTTCCTGATGATCCGGAGATTTTTTCGCAGACAGAGGCGCAGCAACTGGTCGCGGAAGAGCTTGTGGAGAAGTGGGAAAAAGGAAAGATGCGTCTGCTGTGGGATAACAAAAAGCGGCGTAACGAAGCGCTGGACTGCCTGGTGTATGCCTACGCGGCATTACGTGTGTCCGTGCAACGCTGGCAGCTTGATCTGGCTGTACTGGCAAAATCCCGGGAAGAAGAGACGACCCGGCCAACCCTTAAAGAACTGGCAGCGAAGCTGTCCGGAGGAGTGAATGGTTACAGTCGCTGAACTGCAGGCGCTGCGTCAGGCGCGCCTTGATTTATTAACCGGTAAACGGGTGGTGTCTGTCCAGAAAGATGGTCGCAGAATTGAATATACGGCGGCTTCTCTGGATGAGCTTAACCGGGCGATCAATGATGCGGAGTCGGTACTGGGGACAACCCGACGTCGCCGTCGTCCGCTGGGAGTGAGGTTATGAAAAGAACGCCTGTCCTGATTGATGTGAACGGCGTTCCGCTTCGTGAGAGTCTCAGCTACAACGGGGGCGGCGCAGGATTTGGCGGGCAAATGGCGGAGTGGTTGCCACCGGCGCAGAGTGTCGATGCGGCCCTGCTGCCCGCGTTGCGTCTGGGGAATGCCCGGGCAGATGATCTGGTGCGCAATAACGGAATAGCGGCTAATGCGGTGGCCCTGCATAAGGATCACATAGTCGGGCATATGTTTCTGATCAGCTACCGTCCGAACTGGCGCTGGCTGGGGATGCGGGAGACCGCAGCAAAAAGCTTTGTCGATGAGGTGGAGGCGGCCTGGTCGGAATACGCCGAAGGGATGTCTGGCGAGATCGACGTGGAAGGAAAACGCACGTTCACGGAATTTATCCGGGAAGGCGTGGGCGTTCATGCGTTTAACGGCGAAATCTTTGTGCAGCCGGTCTGGGATGCGGAGACTACGCAGCTGTTTCGTACGCGTTTTAAAGCCGTGAGTCCGAAACGGGTGGACACGCCAGGATACGGTTTGGGGAACCGCTTTCTGCGGGCCGGGGTGGAGGTCGATCGGCATGGACGGGCCGTTGCGTACCATATCTGTGAGGATGATTTTCCGCTCTCTGGTAGTGGACGATGGGAACGGATCCCGCGTGAACTTCCCACCGGGCGTCCGGCCATGCTGCATATTTTCGAGCCGGTTGAGGACGGGCAGACCCGTGGGGCTAATCAGTTTTACAGCGTCATGGAACGGCTGAAAATGCTCGATTCCCTGCAGGCAACACAGCTTCAGTCAGCCATAGTGAAGGCGATGTATGCAGCGACGATTGAAAGTGAACTTGATACCGAAAAGGCCTTTGAATATATCGCCGGTGCGCCGGAGGGGCAGAAGGATAATCCGCTTATTAATATTCTGGAGAAGTTCTCCAGCTGGTATGACACGAATAACGTGACACTGGGCGGTGTCAAAATTCCGCACCTTTTCCCCGGTGATGATCTGAAACTACAGACTGCGCAGGATTCAGACAATGGATTTTCTGCGCTTGAACAGGCGCTGCTGCGGTATATCGCCGCCGGTCTTGGCGTTTCCTACGAACAGTTGTCCCGTGATTACTCGAAGGTCAGTTATTCAAGTGCCCGCGCCTCCGCCAATGAGTCGTGGCGCTATTTTATGGGGCGGCGAAAATTTATTGCGGCCCGGCTGGCCACGCAGATGTTTTCCTGCTGGCTGGAAGAGGCTCTTCTGCGGGGGATTATTCGTCCGCCACGGGCGCGTTTTGATTTTTATCAGGCGCGTTCATCCTGGTCACGGGCAGAGTGGATTGGAGCCGGAAGAATGGCCATTGACGGGCTCAAGGAGGTCCAGGAATCGGTGATGCGCATTGAGGCCGGACTGAGCACGTATGAGAAAGAGCTGGCGCTGATGGGTGAGGATTATCAGGACATTTTCCGCCAGCAGGTCAGGGAATCTGCAGAGCGGGAAAAAGCCGGACTCTCACGTCCGGTGTGGATAGCGCAGGCGTATCAGCAGCAGATAGCGGCGAGTCGCAGGCCGGAAGAGGAGACAACACCACGTGAGACGTAATCTTTCACACATTATTGCCGCAGCATTCAATGAACCGCTGCTTCTGGAGCCCGCCTATGCGCGGGTTTTCTTTTGCGCGCTCGGGCGCGAGATGGGGGCAGCAAGTCTTTCGGTACCACAACAGCAGGTACAGCTTGATGCTCCCGGAATGCTGGCTGAAACGGACGAGTACATGGCCGGAGGTAAACGACCGGCCCGTGTTTACCGGGTGGTGAACGGTATTGCTGTACTGCCGGTGACCGGCATGCTGGTGCACCGGCTGGGTGGTATGCGGCCATTTTCCGGAATGACAGGCTATGACGGCATTGTCGCCTGTCTTCAGCAGGCAATGGCGGACACCGCTGTCCGGGGCGTACTGCTGGACATTGACAGTCCGGGCGGGCAGGCCGCAGGCGCGTTTGACTGTGCTGACATGATTTACCGCCTCCGTCAGCAGAAGCCGGTCTGGGCACTGTGCAATGACACGGCCTGTTCTGCAGCCATGCTGCTGGCGTCGGCCTGCTCCCGACGGCTGGTTACCCAGACATCCCGTATCGGCTCCATTGGCGTGATGATGAGCCATCTCAGCTATGCCGGTCATCTGGCGCAGGCCGGTGTGGATATCACGCTGATTTATGCCGGGGCGCACAAGGTGGATGGCAATCAGTTTGAAGCCTTACCGGAAGAGGTGCGTCAGGACATGCAGCAGCGCATTGATGCGGCACACCGGATGTTTGCCGAAAAAGTGGCGATGTATACCGGGCTGTCTGTGGATGTGGTCACGGGAACAGAGGCCGCCGTTTTTGAAGGTCAGTCCGGCATTGAGGCCGGGCTGGCGGATGAATTAGTCAATGCGTCGGATGCCATCAGTGTGATGACCACGGCGCTGTACACACATGATACAGGAGGCACTATGCCGCAATTAACTGCAACGGAAGCCGCCGCGCAGGAGAACCAGCGAGTGATGGGGATCCTGACGAGTAAGGAAGCGAAAGGACGTGAACAGCTTGCCACGATGCTGGCGGGACAACAGGGCATGAGCGTTGAACAGGCCCGGGAGATCCTGGCCGCGGCGGCACCACAGCAGCCGGTGGCATCCGCGCAGAGTGAAGCCGATCGCATTATGGCGTGTGAAGAGGCGAAAGGTCGTGAACAACTGGCGGCAACGCTGGCGGCGATGCCGGAGATGACGGTGGAAAAAGCCCGCCCGATCCTGGCAGCTTCACCGCAGGCGGATGCCGGACCATCACTCCGTGATCAGATCATGGCCCTGGATGAGGCAAAAGGGGCTGAGGCGCAGGCTGAACAGCTGGCTGCCTGCCCGGGAATGACCGTGGAGAACGCCCGGGCTGTGCTGGCTGCGGGATCAGGTAAGGCAGAACCGGTCTCTGCATCCACAACCGCCATGTTTGAACATTTCATGGCGAACCATTCACCGGCAGCGGTACAGGGTGGCGTGCCACAGACGTCAGCAGACGGTGATGCGGACGTGAAAATGCTCATGGCCATGCCATGAAGCCAGTGCTGACCATCAATAGGAGGTTTTGACAATATGGTAACGAAAACCATCACTGAACAGCGTGCGGAAGTACGTATTTTTGCCGGTAATGATCCGGCTCACACCGCCACAGGCAGCAGCGGGATTTCCTCGGCAACACCGGCACTGACGCCCCTGATGCTGGATGAAGCCACCGGGAAACTGGTGGTCTGGGACGGACAGAAAGCCGGTAGTGCGGTTGGCATACTGGTACTGCCGCTTGAAGGCACAGAGACGGCGCTGACGTATTACAAGTCGGGAACCTTTGCGACGGAGGCAATCCGCTGGCCTGACAGTGTGGATGAACACAAAAAGGCCAACGCCTTTGCAGGCAGTGTCCTGAGTCACGCGGCGCTGCCGTAACACGTTATCAGGCCACCGCGGTGGCCTGACTGATTTCTGAATGAAAGGAACTGATTTATGGGATTGTTTACGACCCGCCAGTTACTCGGTTATACCGAACAAAAAGTGAAATTTCGTGCGCTGTTTCTGGAGCTGTTTTTCCGCCGTACGGTGAATTTCCATACCGAAGAGGTGATGCTGGACAAAATTACCGGAAAAACGCCGGTGGCGGCCTATGTCTCCCCGGTTGTTGAAGGAAAAGTGCTGCGTCATCGTGGTGGTGAAACCCGCGTGTTGCGTCCGGGCTACGTCAAGCCGAAACACGAATTTAATTCCCGGCAGGCGGTTGAGCGCCTTCCTGGTGAAGATCCGGCTCAACTGAACGATCCGGCTTACCGCCGTCTGCGTATCATTACCGATAACCTCAAACAGGAAGAGTACGCGATTGTCCAGGTGGAAGAAATGCAGGCGGTAAATGCCGTGCTGTATGGCAAATACACCATGGAAGGAGACCAGTTCGAGAAAATTGAGGTCGATTTTGGCAGATCGCCGGCGAATAACATTACGCAGGCCAGTGGTAAAAAATGGTCTGAGCACGATCGTGACACGTTCGATCCTGCGCATGATATTGACCTCTACTGCGACCAGGCCAGCGGCCTTGTGAATATTGCCATTATGGACGGTATCGTCTGGCGTCTGCTGAATGGTTTTAAGCTGTTCCGCGAAAAACTGGATACCCGTCGCGGTTCAAATTCGCAACTCGAAACGGCAGTGAAAGACCTGGGGGCGGTGGTGTCTTTCAAAGGGTATTACGGTGATCTGGCCATTGTGGTGGCGAAAACGTCTTATGTGGCAGAGGACGGTACCGAAAAACGTTATCTGCCAGACGGCACGCTGGTCCTGGGGAATACTGCTGCAGATGGGATCCGTTGTTACGGTGCCATTCAGGATGCACAGGCGTTGTCTGAAGGCGTGGTGGCCTCTTCCCGTTATCCGAAACACTGGCTGACGGTGGGGGATCCCGCCCGTGAATTTACCATGACGCAGTCCGCGCCGCTGATGGTGTTGCCGGACCCGGATGAGTTTGTGGTGGTACAGGTGAAATAATCCGTGAGCGGGGGCGAAATGCCCCCGTGTCTTTTTTCACAGAGGCCTGATATGGCAACGAAAGAGCAAAATCTGAAACGGCTTGATGAACTGGCCCGGATTCTGGGGCGTGAGCCGGATATATCCGGGAGTGCCGCAGAGATAGCGCAGCGGGTGGCGGAATGGGAAGAGGAAGCAGAGGACAAAAACCAGGCGAGTGATGAGAACGAAAGGCATTTGATGACGTATAGCTACTCCACTGGCGGGGATGAAATGAGCACTGTTCGTGTACTCAAAACCCTGCATGTGGCGGGAAAACATCCGCATGATGACAGTGATATGGAGATTGTTGTTACAGGTATGACTGTCAGAGTTGATCCAGTGAATGTTGCGGAACTTGTCCTGGAGGGGCTTGTTACAGATGAAAGTTATTAATATCAGGGATAACGGTTTTGATACAGCCATTGCCCGGGCTGATGAAACGATACGCGGGCATATGGGAACGTCAGCCACCATTACATCCGGTGAGCAGCCCGGCGCAGTAATACGTGGTGTTTTTGATGACCCTGAAAATATCAGCTATGCCGGACAGGGCGTGCGCGTTGAAGGCTCCAGCCCGTCCCTGTTTGTCCGGACTGATGATGTGCGGCAACTGCGGCGTGGAGACACGCTGACCATCGGTGAGGAAAACTTCTGGATAGACCGGGTTTCGCCGGATGATGGCGGAAGCTGTCATCTCTGGCTTGGGCGGGGCGTACCGCCTGCCGTTAATCGTCGCCGCTGAAAGGGGGATGTATGGCCATACAGGGTCTTGAGCAGGCCGTTGAAAACCTCAGCCGTATCAGCAGAACGGCGGTGCCCGGTGCGTCAGCAATGGCCATTAACCGCGTGGCCACAACGGCGATTAATCAGTCTTCGTCTCAGGTCGCCCGTGAAACCCGGGTGCCGAGAAAACTTGTTAAAGAGCGATCCAGACTGAAACGGGCTACGGTCAGAAATCCGAACGCAAAAATTATCGTTAACCGCGGCGATCTTCCTGTGATTAAGCTGGGGATCAGGATGCTGGGACGTCGCCCGAACAGCATACTCAAAGCCGGTCAGCATCGTTATCAGCGGGCATTCATCCAGCGACTGAATAATGGGCGCTGGCATGTTATGCAACGTCTGCCAGAAGCCAGGTATGCGAAGGGCAATGACGATAAGGGAAGGAAAAAGCGTAATCGTCTTCCCATTCAGGTGGTGAAAATTCCGATGTCGGCCCCACTGAAACAGGCTTTTGATGAGAACGTTAACCGTATCCGACGCGAACGTCTGCCAAAAGAACTGAGCTATGCGCTGAAACAACAACTGAGGATTGTGATAAAGCGATGAAAAATACTGATATCCGTACAGCCGTACTGGATGCACTGGAAAAACATGACACCGGGGCGACGCTTTTTGATGGTCGCCCCGCTGTTTTTGATGAGGCGGATTTTCCGGCAATTGCCGTTTATCTCACCGGCGCTGAATACACGGGCGAAGAGCTGGACAGCGATACCTGGCAGGCGGAGCTGCATATTGAAGTTTTCCTGCCTGCTCAGGTGCCGGATTCAGAGCTGGATTCGTGGATGGAGTCCCGGATTTATCCGGTGATGAGCGATATCCCGGCACTGTCAGATTTGATCACCAGTATGGTGGCCAGTGGCTATGACTACCGGCGCGACGATGATGCGGGCCTGTGGAGTTCAGCCGATCTGACTTATGTCATTACCTATGAAATGTGAGGACGATATGCCAACACCAAATCCTCTGGCACCGGTGAAAGGGGCCGGGACCACACTGTGGGTTTATAAGGGGAACGGTGACCCTTATGCGAACCCGCTTTCAGACGTTGACTGGTCGCGTCTGGCTAAAGTTAAAGACCTGACGCCCGGCGAACTGACCGCTGAGTCCTATGACGACAGTTATCTCGATGATGAAGATGCGGACTGGGCCGCGACCGGACAGGGGCAGAAATCCGCCGGAGATACCAGCTTCACGCTGGCGTGGATGCCCGGAGAGCAGGGGCAGCAGGCGCTGCTGGCGTGGTTTAATGAAGGGGATACCCGTGCCTATAAAATCCGCTTCCCGAACGGCACGGTCGATGTGTTCCGCGGCTGGGTCAGCAGCATCGGTAAGGCGGTGACGGCGAAGGAAGTGATCACCCGCACGGTGAAAGTCACCAACGTGGGACGTCCGTCGATGGCAGAAGATCGCAGCACGCTAACAGCGGCAACCGGCATGACCGTGACGCCTGCCAGCACCTCGGTGGTGAAAGGGCAGAGCACCACGCTGACCGTGGCATTCCAGCCGGAAGGCGCAACAGACAAGAGCTTCCGTGCGGTGTCTGCGGATAAAACAAAAGCCACCGTGTCGGTCAGTGGTATGACCATCACCGTGAAGGGCGTTGCTGCAGGCAGGGTCAACATTCCGGTCGTATCCGGTAATGGTGAACTTGCTGCGGTTGCAGAAATTACCGTCACCGCCAGTTAATCCGGAGAGTCAGCGATGTTCCTGAAAACCGAATCATTTGAACATAACGGCGTGACCGTCACGCTTTCTGAACTGTCAGCCCTGCAGCGTATTGAGCATCTCGCCCTGATGAAACGGCAGGCAGAACAGGCGGAGTCAGACAGCAACCGGAAGTTTACTGTGGAAGACGCCATCAGAACCGGCGCGTTTCTGGTGGCGATGTCCCTGTGGCATAACCATCCGCAGAAGACGCAGATGCCGTCCATGAATGAAGCCGTTAAACAGATTGAGCAGGAAGTGCTTACCACCTGGCCCACGGAGGCAATTTCTCATGCTGAAAACGTGGTGTACCGGCTGTCTGGTATGTATGAGTTTGTGGTGAATGATGCTCCTGAACAGGCAGATGACGCCGGGCCTGCAGAGCCTGTTTCTGCGGGAAAGTGTTCGACGGTGAGCTGAGTTTTGCCCTGAAACTGGCGCGTGAGATGGGGCGACCCGACTGGCGCGCCATGCTTGCCGGGATGTCATCCACGGAGTATGCCGACTGGCACCGCTTTTACAGTACCCATTATTTTCATGATGTTCTGCTGGATATGCATTTTTCCGGGCTGACGTACACCGTGCTCAGCCTGTTTTTCAGCGATCCGGATATGCATCCGCTGGATTTCAGTCTGCTTAACCGGCGCGAGGCTGACGAAGAGCCTGAAGATGATGTGCTGATGCAGAAAGCGGCAGGGCTTGCCGGAGGCGTCCGCTTTGGCCCGGACGGGAATGAAGTTATCCCCGCTTCCCCGGATGTGGCGGACATGACGGAGGATGACGTAATGCTGATGACAGTATCAGAAGGGATCGCAGGAGGAGTCCGGTATGGCTGAACCGGTAGGCGATCTGGTCGTTGATTTAAGTCTGGATGCGGCCAGATTTGACGAGCAGATGGCCAGAGTCAGGCGTCATTTTTCCGGTACGGAAAGTGATGCGAAAAAAACAGCGGCAGTCGTTGAACAGTCGCTGAGCCGACAGGCGCTGGCTGCACAGAAAGCGGGGATTTCCGTCGGGCAGTATAAAGCCGCCATGCGTATGCTGCCTGCACAGTTCACTGACGTGGCCACGCAGCTTGCAGGCGGGCAGAACCCGTGGCTGATCCTGCTGCAACAGGGTGGTCAGGTGAAGGACTCCTTCGGCGGGATGATCCCCATGTTCAGGGGGCTTGCCGGTGCGATCACCCTGCCGATGGTCGGGGCCACCTCGCTGGCGGTGGCAACCGGTGCGCTGGCGTATGCCTGGTATCAGGGCAACTCAACCCTGTCCGATTTCAACAAAACGCTGGTCCTTTCCGGCAATCAGTCGGGACTGACGGCAGATCGTATGCTGGTCCTGTCCAGAGCCGGGCAGGCGGCAGGGCTGACGTTTAACCAGACCAGCGAGTCACTCAGCGCACTGGTTAAGGCGGGAGTAAGCGGTGAGGCTCAGATTGCATCCATCAGCCAGAGTGTGGCGCGTTTCTCCTCTGCATCCGGCGTGGAGGTGGACAAGGTCGCTGAAGCCTTCGGGAAGCTGACCACAGACCCGACGTCGGGACTGACAGCGATGGCACGTCAGTTCCATAACGTGACGGCGGAGCAGATTGCGTATGTTGCTCAGTTGCAGCGTTCCGGAGATGAAGCCGGGGCATTGCAGGCGGCGAACGAGGCCGCAACGAAAGGGTTTGATGACCAGACCCGCCGCCTGAAAGAGAACATGGGCACGCTGGAGACCTGGGCAGACAGGACAGCACGGGCATTCAAATCCATGTGGGATTCGGTGCTGGATATTGGTCGTCCGGACTCCTCTGCAGATATGCTCGCCAAAGCTGAAAAGGCTTTTGATGAAGCGGATAAAAAATGGCAGTGGTATCAGAGCCGGAGCCACCGGCGCGGTAAAACCTCAGCATTTCTTGCCAATCTCCGGGGAGCATGGGAGGACAGAGCGAATGCGCAACTTGGGCTTTCAGCCGCCACGTTGCAGGCCGATCTTGAAAAGGCCAGAGAGATGGCAGCAAAGGACTGGGCCGAGTCTGAGGCATCACGGCTGAAATATACCGAAGAGGCGCAGAAGGCTTACGAACGGCTGCAGACGCCGCTGGAGAAATATACCGCCCGTCAGGAAGAACTGAACAAGGCACTGAAAGACGGGAAAATCCTGCAGGCAGATTACAACACGCTGATGGCGGCGGCGAAAAAGGACTATGAAGCGACGCTGAAAAAGCCGAAACAGTCCGGCGTGAAGGTGTCTGCGGGCGATCGTCAGGAAGACAGTGCTCATGCTGCCCTGCTGACGCTTCAGGCTGAACTCCGGACGCTGGAGAAGCATGCCGGAGCGAATGAGAAAATCAGCCAGCAGCGCCGGGATTTGTGGAAGGCGGAGAGTCAGTTCGCGGTACTGGAGGAGGCGGCACAACGTCGCCAGCTGTCCGCACAGGAGAAATCCCTGCTGGCGCATAAAGATGAGACGCTGGAGTACAAACGCCAGCTGGCTGCACTTGGCGACAAGGTTACGTATCAGGAGCGCCTGAACGCGCTGGCGCAGCAGGCGGATAAATTCGCACAGCAGCAACGGGCAAAACGGGCCGCCATTGATGCGAAAAGCCGGGGGCTGACTGACCGGCAGGCAGCGCGGGAAGCCACAGAACAGCGTCTGAAGGAACAGTATGGCGATAATCCGCTGGCGCTGAATAACGTCATGTCAGAGCAGAAAAAGACCTGGGCGGCTGAAGACCAGCTTCGCGGGAGCTGGATGGCAGGCCTGAAGTCCGGCTGGAGTGAGTGGGAAGAGAGCGCCACGGACAGTATGTCGCAGGTTAAAAGTGCAGCCACGCAGACCTTTGATGGTATTGCACAGAATATGGCGGCGATGCTGACCGGCAGTGAGCAGAACTGGCGCAGCTTCACCCGTTCCGTGCTGTCCATGATGACAGAAATTCTGCTTAAGCAGGCAATGGTGGGGATTGTCGGGAGTATCGGCAGCGCCATTGGCGGTGCTGCCGGTGGTGGAGCATCCGCGTCAGGCGGTACAGCCATTCAGGCCGCTGCGGCGAAATTCCATTTTGCGACCGGGGGATTTACGGGAACCGGCGGCAAATATGAGCCAGCGGGGATTGTTCACCGTGGTGAGTTTGTCTTCACGAAGGAGGCAACCAGCCGGATTGGCGTGGGAAATCTCTACCGGCTGATGCGCGGCTATGCCACTGGTGGTTATGTCGGTGGCACCGGAAGTCCGGCACAAATGCGGCGTTCAGAGGGTATCAGGTTTGAGCAGAACAACAACGTGGTGATTCAGAACGACGGTACGAATGGTCTGCCAGGTCCACAGATGCTGAAGGCGGTGTATGACATGGCCCGCAAGGGTGCCCGTGATGAAATTCAGACACAGATGCGTGATGGTGGTCTGTTCTCCGGAGGTGGACGATGAAAACCTTCCGCTGGAAAGTGAAACCCGGTATGGATGTGGCTTCGGCCCCTTCCGTAAGAAAGGTGCGCTTTGGTGATGGCTATTCCCAGCGAGCGCCTGCCGGGCTGAATGCCAACCTGAAAACGTACAGCGTGACGCTTTCTGTCCCCCGTTGGGAGGCCACGGCGCTGGAGTCGTTTCTGGCTGAGCACGGGGGCTGGAAATCCTTTCTGTGGACGCCGCCTTATGAGTGGCGGCAGATAAAGGTGACCTGCGCAAAATGGTCGTCGCGGGTCAGTATGCTGCGTGTTGAGTTCAGCGCAGAGTTTGAACAGGTGGTGAACTGATGCAGGATATCCGGCAGGAAACACTGAATGAATGCACCCGTGCGGAGCAGTCGGCCAGCGTGGTGCTCTGGGAAATCGATCTGACAGAGGTCGGTGGCGAACGTTATTTTTTCTGTAATGAGCAGAACGAAAAAGGTGAGCCGGTCACCTGGCAGGAGCGGCAGTATCAGCCGTATCCCATTCAGGGGAGTGGTTTTGAACTGAATGGCAAAGGCACCAGTACGCGCCCCACGCTGACGGTTTCTAACCTGTACGGTATGGTCACCGGTATGGTGGAAGATATGCAGAGTCTGGTCGGCGGAACGGTGGTCCGGCGTAAGGTTTATGCCCGTTTTCTGGATGCGGTGAACTTCGTCAACGGAAACAGTGACGCCGATCCGGAGCAGGAGGTTATCAGCCGCTGGCGCATCGAGCAGTGCAGTGATTTGACAGCGGTCAGCGCGACCTTTGTACTGGCCACGCCGACGGAAACGGACGGCGCTGTTTTTCCGGGACGTATCATGCTGGCCAACACCTGCACCTGGACCTATCGCGGCGATGAGTGCGGTTATAGCGGTCCGGCGGTCGCGGATGAATATGACCAGCCAACGTCCGATATCACGAAGGATAAATGCAGCAAATGCCTGAGCGGCTGTAAGTTCCGCAATAACGTCGGCAACTTTGGCGGCTTCCTTTCCATTCACAAACTTTCGCAGTAATTCCATGACAGAGACAGAATCAGCGATTCTGGCGCACGCCCGGCGATGTGCGCCAGCGGAGTCGTGCGGCTTCGTGGTGAGAGCGCCGGAGGGGGAAAGATATTTCCCCTGCGTGAATATCTCCGGTGAGCCGGAGGCGTATTTCCGGATGTCGCCGGAGGACTGGCTGCAGGCAGAGATGCAGGGTGAGATTGTGGCACTGGTCCACAGTCACCCCGGTGGTCTGCCCTGGCTGAGTGAGGCCGACCGGCGGCTGCAGGTGCAGAGTGATTTGCCGTGGTGGCTGGTCTGCCGGGGGGCGATTCACAAGTTCCGCTGTGTGCCGCATCTCACCGGGCGGTGCTTTGAGCACGGGGTGACGGACTGTTATACGCTGTTCCGCGATGCCTATCATCTTGCAGGTATCGATTTGCCGGATTTTTACCGATATGATGACTGGTGGAAATCAGGTCAGAATCTCTATCTTGACAATATGGAGGCGACTGGTTTTTACCGTGTCGCACTGACAGAGGCGCAGCCCGGCGACGTGCTGCTGTGCTGTTTTGGTTCATCGGTGCCGAATCATGCCGCCATTTACTGCGGCGACGGCGGGCTGCTGCACCATATTCCTGAACAACTGAGCAAACGAGAGAGGTATACCGACAAATGGCAGCGACGCACACACTCCCTCTGGCGTCACCGGGCATGGCACGCATCTGCCTTTACGGGGATTTGCAACGATTTGGCCGCCGCATCGACCTTCGTGTGAAAACGGGAGCCGAAGCCATCCGGGCGCTGGCCACGCAGCTCCCGGCGTTTCGTCAGAAACTGAGCGACGGCTGGTATCAGGTGCGTATTGCCGGGCGTGATACAGGCGAAAACGAATTATCAGCCCGTCTTAATGAACCGCTGGCAAATGGTGCCGTGATCCACATCGTGCCGCGTCTGGCGGGAGCCAAACGTGGTGGTGTGTTTCAGGCAGTGCTGGGCGCGGCGCTGATTGCGGTGGCATGGTGGAACCCTGCAGGCTGGCTGGGGGCTGCGGCTTTATCGGGCATGTATGCGGCAGGGGCCAGTATGGTGCTCGGTGGTGTGGCGCAGATGCTGGCACCGAAAGCCAGAATGCCCGGAGTATCAGCCACGGATAACGGCAAACAGAACACCTATTTCTCCTCACTGGAAAACATGGTTGCCCAGGGGAATGCTCTGCCCGTTCTGTACGGTGAAATGCGCGTGGGGTCACTGGTAATTTCGCAGGAGATCAGCACAGCGGATGAGGGGGATGGCGTCCGGGTTGTGGTGATTGGTCGCTGATGCAAAATGTTTTATGTGAAACCGCCTCCGGGCGGTTTTGTCGTTTATGGAGCATGACGAATGGGTAAAGGCAGCAGTAAGGGGCATACCCCGCGCGAAGCGAAGGACAACCTGAAGTCCACGCAGTTGCTGAGTGTGATCGATGTCATCAGCGAAGGGCCGATACAAGGACCGGTGGATGGATTAAAAAGCGTGCTGCTGAACGGTACGCCGGTGCTGGACAGTGAGGGGAATACCAATATATCCGGCGTCACGGTGGTGTTCCGGTCAGGTGAGCAGGAGCAGACGCCGCCGGAGGGATTTGAATCCTCCGGCTCCGAGACGGTGCTGGGTACGGAAGTGAAGTACGACACGCCGATTACCCGGACCATCACGTCGGCAAACATCGACCGTCTGCGCCTGACCTTCGGTGTGCAGGCACTGGTGGAAACCACCTCAAAGGGGGACCGGAATCCGTCGGAAGTCCGCCTGCTGGTTCAGATACAGCGTAACGGTGGCTGGGTGACGGAAAAAGACATCACCATTAAGGGCAAAACCACCTCGCAGTATCTGGCCTCGGTGGTGGTGGGTAACCTGCCTCCGCGCCCGTTCAGTATCCGGATGCGCAGGATGACGCCGGACAGCACCACAGACCAGCTGCAGAACAAAACGCTCTGGTCGTCATACACCGAAATCATCGATGTGAAACAGTGCTACCCGAACACGGCACTGGTCGGTGTGCAGGTGGATTCGGAGCAGTTCGGCAGCCAGCAGGTGAGCCGTAATTATCATTTTCGCGGGCGCATTCTGCAGGTGCCGTCGAACTATAACCCGCAGACGCGGCAATACAGCGGTATCTGGGACGGAACGTTTAAACCGGCATACAGCGATAACCCGGCCTGGTGTCTGTGGGATATGCTGACCCACCCGCGCTACGGCATGGGGAAACGTGTTGGCGCAGCGGATGTGGACAAATGGGCGCTGTATGTTATCGGCCAGTACTGCGACCAGTCGGTGCCGGACGGCTCTGGTGGCACGGAGCCGCGCATCACCTGTAATGCCTGGCTGACCACACAGCGCAAGGCGTGGGATGTGCTCAGTGATTTCTGCTCGGCGATGCGCTGTATGCCGGTATGGAACGGGCAGACGCTGACGTTCGTGCAGGACCGGCCGTCGGATAAGGTGTGGACCTATAACCGCAGTAATGTGGTGATGCCGGATGATGGCGCGCCGTTCCGCTACAGCTTCAGCGCCCTGAAGGACCGCCATAATGCCGTTGAGGTGAACTGGAGTGACCCGGATAACGGCCAGGAGACGGCGACAGAGCTTGTGGAGGACACGCAGGCCATTGCCCGTTACGGTCGTAACGTCACGAAGATGGATGCCTTTGGCTGTACCAGCCGGGGGCAGGCACACCGCGCCGGGCTGTGGCTGATTAAAACAGAACTGCTGGAGACGCAGACCGTGGATTTCAGCGTGGGTGCTGAAGGGCTTCGCCATGTACCGGGCGATGTCATTGAAATCTGTGATGATGACTATGCCGGTATCAGCACCGGTGGTCGTGTGCTGGCGGTGAACAGCCAGACCCGGACGCTGACGCTCGACCGTGAAATCACGCTGCCATCCTCCGGTACCACGCTGATAAGTCTGGTTGACGGAAGTGGCAATCCGGTCAGCGTGGAGGTTCAGTCCGTCACCGACGGCGTGAAGGTAAAAGTGAGCCGGGTTCCTGACGGCGTTGCCGAGTACAGCGTGTGGGGGCTGAAGCTGCCGACGCTGCGCCAGCGCCTGTTCCGCTGCGTGAGTATCCGTGAGAACGACGACGGCACGTATGCCATCACTGCCGTGCAGCATGTACCGGAAAAAGAGGGCATCGTGGATAACGGGGCACACTTTGACGGTGACCAGAGCGGCACGGTGAATGGTGTCACGCCGCCAGCAGTGCAGCACCTGACTGTCGAAGTCACCGCAGACAGCGGGGAGTATCAGGTACTGGCCCGCTGGGACACGCCGAAGGTGGTGAAAGGCGTGAGTTTCATGCTTCGCCTGACCGTGGCAGCGGATGACGGCAGTGAGCGGCTGGTCAGCACGGCCCGGACGACGGAAACCACATACCGCTTCAGGCAGCTGGCACCGGGGAACTACAGGCTGACAGTCCGGGCAGTAAATGCCCGGGGGCAGCAGGGAGACCCGGCGTCGGTATCGTTCCGGATTGCCGCACCGGCAGCGCCGTCGCGGATTGAGCTGACGCCGGGCTATTTTCAGATAACCGCCACGCCGCATCTTGCCGTTTATGATCCGACGGTACAGTTTGAGTTCTGGTTTTCGGAAAAGCGGATTACCGATATCAGGCAGGTTGAAACCACAGCCCGTTATCTTGGTACCGGAACTCAGTGGCTTGTCTCCGGCCAGAATATTAAGCCTGGTCATGATTATTACTTTTATATCCGCAGTGTTAACACTGTCGGTAAATCGGCATTCGTGGAGGCAGTCGGTCAACCGAGTAATGATCCTGCCGCTTACCTTAATTTTTTCAGGGGGGCGATAAATAAAACGCATCTGGGACGGGAGATCAATGAACGCATTGATGCCTCTGCACGGCGCACTGAAGTTGAGCAACTGGAGAATGAGATTAACCGCGAAATGACGCAGCTGGAGAAAGATGTGAGGCAGCGTGCGGAGCGTGATATCGCCGGGGTGACGAAAAAAATCACGGCGTCTGAAAACAGCATAACGGAACTGGTGGCGAAAAAGAGCGGTGAACAGTCGCTGGCCATTGCGAAAGTCGACAGGAAAGTTGACAGCGTGAGCAGTGAAATCCGGCAGACAGTGAGCAGGAGCACGGAGGAGAACAGCCGACAGATAGCGCAGGTCAGGCAGTATGTTGATGATAAAAGTGCGCAAATAAGTACTGTTGTGGCGAAAAAGAGCGCTGAACAGTCAATGGCCATTGCGGAAGTTGACAGAAAAGTTGACAGGATGGGAAGCGAAATCCGGCAGACAGTAAGCAGGAGCACGGAGGAGAACAGCCGACAGATAGCGCAGATCAGACAGTATGTTGATGATAAGGGAAGTCAGATCAAACAGAGCACGGATAAAAAACTGGGATCCTGGAATGCCAGCATTGAGCAGATACAGAAAGTTCAGGAGGACACGCGCCGGAACCTGAACAGCATGTGGGCTGTGAAGCTGCAGCAGACACGGGATGGACGTCTCTATATTGCAGGTATTGGTGCCGGAATCGAAAATACGTCTGACGGAATTCAGAGTCAGATCCTGATGCAGGCAGATCGTATTGCGATGATTAACCCGGAAAATGGCAATACAACACCTTTGTTTGTGGCTCAGGGTGATCAGCTGTTCATGAATGATGTTTTCATGAAAAAACTGACCGTGGATTTTGCCAGAGTGACGGGAGATATCCGGTCAGATAATTTTCATTCCGGTAGTCCGGGGTGGCGTTTATCAAGAAACGGCAGCCTTGAAATTAACTCAGGAAGGCCCGGCGCAGGCCGCCTGTTTTTCAATGGCGAGCGAATCGACGTATATGACGATAACAATGTGTTAAGAGTACGACTGGGGAGACTGTAATGTTCGGAGTCCGGGTATGGCGCAAAGGGCGCCTTGTGACACATGAAATAAACCCAACAGGGGTGCTGGATGTGATCACTGAAGGGACGGGGCAGCGTTCTTATACTCCTTTGCAGGGCTGGCGTCTGGAAGTCTGTTCACCGGCCATTCTGATTAACGGTCAGGGAAGTCATACCAGTGCCAGTGTATCCGGCTGGACAGTGCACTATGCCAACACAAGCTGGTTAAGACCCGTGCTGGTCATGATAAGGGGGATCTGATGTTTGCACTTAAATTAACTGATGAGCGGGGGAGAGAATGGATATCACCTGTTGCGCCGCCACTGAACCTTGTGCGCCGTTTTCATTTCACACTGAGTGCGCGTGATGCGGTGATGCAGTTTATCGACACCGGGGTGCCGACGAATTATCGTTGCGTGATTTTTATTAAACAGATAAGCGGTAATCAGTCCTTCCATGGTGAAATGGTTCAGCTTAACGGTACCTGGCAGTATGACATTTTCAGCGCTGGTACAGGGCAGGAGCCGGGCATGGAACAGGACAGCACATATGTTGTTTATGTTTTTGCCAACATGGTGAATGTATGGCCGCAATGGGGAATACAGTTGTGCGACAGTCATGGCAGGGTGGTCTGGAACACGGAAATGCTGCCACTGGAAGTAAAAATGACGCGAATATGGGAAAAGGATGTACCGATCAGTGTGGGACATGATGTGGCCGTAATGCCGGGGTGTACCCAGTGGACGACAGTTCAGGAAGGGGAGAGTTATTACTGGTATACCGCCAGTTTTAATGCCAGAAACTCACAGTTATGGCGTCAGTCAACTTTTGCTGAAGATAACGTAGCGGCGCCCAATGATAATTCAGGTGTTGTTAATAACCTCTGTTATTACATAAATGCAGAAATTTATGATGCGTACTGATAGTTATGTTGAGGGCATGTAATGAAAATAATCGTCTGCACTTTTTTGCTGTTTCTTGTATCAGGTTGCGCGGGGTACAGTTCCGTTACGGAGAGAGTCCGGTGCACCGGTGTGCTGAGTCCCGGGGTTTTACAGCGAGCTTATACGGTAGATCTTACAGGGAAAATAGAAACGAAAAGCGGCACTGTGTATAAAGTATCAGCTCCGAGATTTTATGGTCAGTGGGTGAGTGAAGATATGTTTACGAAAGTTTCGTGCGTGAAGTAATCATAAAAACACCCGATTGTAAATGAATGACGACGCCCGCAATTTTGCGGGATTATTTTTTATGGAGCGAGTATGGCGGCTGTAAAAATTTCAGGCGTGCTGAGGGACGGAACCGGAAAACCGGTACCGGGATGCATTATTGAGCTGAAAGCGAAGAGAACCAGCGAGACAGTCATCGCCACGACAGTGGCTTATGGCATGCCGGAAGAGACGGGGAGTTACAGTATGGATGTGGAGCCAGGAATATACAGGGTGACACTCAATACAGAAGGTTACCGTCCTTCGTATGTGGGAGATATCGTGGTCAGGGAGGATTCGTCACCGGGAACACTGAATAAATTTCTGATGGAGATGGAAGATGCTCCTTATTATCCGAAGGCGTTGTCAGAGCTGGAGGCTGTGGTGCAGTCCATACTGCACAGAGCAGAGTCCGCGGCATCTGAGGCGGAGGAAGCCCGGAAACGAGCAGCATCTGCCCGGGGACCACGAGGAGAGAAAGGGGATACCGGCGCTCGTGGTGAAAGAGGCATTACCGGGCCACAGGGGCCAAAAGGTGAAACAGGAGCACGCGGCCCGGCAGGTCCACAGGGACCAAAAGGTGAAACAGGTGAACGCGGTCCGGCAGGTCCACAGGGACCAAAAGGTGAAACAGGTGGAACG